AAAACCGAACAGGCGATGCGCAGCATGGCGGAAGAGACACAGAAAGTCAATGAAGCATCACAAGGGCTCGGAGATAACGTGGCGGATGGAATAGAGCAGCAGCTCACGCCCACACAGAATATGATTGCCTTTATCAAAAAGAGCTTTCAGGATATTCCGGAGATGTTCGGAATATTGAAGGAAAAAGTGAGTTCCGTCCTGCAGTCGGTTGGGAATGGTCTGGGCGACGCAGATGCAGCGGAATTGCGGAGAACGGAAAAAACTTGGGACAATTTAAACCAGAAGGCAGAGTACTACAAAAGGATCATGGAGAACCTGGGGAAAAAGGGTCAGGGATTCGGCAATTCGGCTTACGACAAAATGTACATCCATTGGCAAGAGGCAGAACAGGCAATAAAGGACTATAAAGCGCAGCTGATAAACACCGGACAGAAGCAGCTGGATTTGAAAAGAGGAATCCAGCAGGTCGGGGAAGAAAGTAAGAAAACATACCGGAAGATGAATCAGGGTACGAAGAAAACGGGTTCTCTGTTTTCTACGATGGCGAGCAGATTGAAAGGAATTATGCTGTCCCTGTTGATCTTCAACTGGATATCCAAAGCGTTCAATGCCATGATATCTGGAATGAAAACAGGCTTTGCAAACCTGATGGGGTATTCAAATGAGTATGCCAACACGG